AGATCAATGCCGGAACCAGCGGCCCGCCCTTCACACGGCGAATCATGAAATGGCCCGGTTCCGGCTTTGAAACGTCACGAGTCTGTTCGAATGGCACGGCGAATAAATCCCGATTTACATTGCATAACCACATACCCAAATTGCTGGTTCTGTATCCAGCCTCGATTTTGCACCTTATCGCGCTGATAGACGCACTCCCCTTCTTCGAGGAGTTGGGCGAGATACCCGATGTCGCGGATTACCTCGCCCTTCTGGTACTTCGCCTTGGTCATCGGCCCGCATTCCAAGCGTTGAATTTGTCGCGCGCACGCTTGAGCAATTCATCTGCCGTGGCGACCTTCTCTTCATACTGCTCGATGTACTCGTCCGGCGAGCGGAGGTGGAATTGATCGACGGACCAAAGGAATTTCTGGTTGGCCTGCTGTGCCCTCAAATCGGCGGGCGTAAACCAGATACTTTGATAATGGCACCACAGCCACATCCCATCCCTTTCGGCCTGGGCGATGAGGGGTTCGCATTCGTCGCGGACGTCTTGGCGGGTTCTCTCGTTCATGACGCCGACTCCGCAAGCCAAAGTATTACGCCAACAATTGATATTATTAAGATAATGGGTTCCATAGTTCAGAATCCTTCCGTGAGGTTGAGTAGTTTTAGAACGACGACGGTGACGGTGCTTACGCCAAACGCCGTTAGCAGCCCCAAGACAAACCCATTGCGCCAGAAGTCGCGGCGCGTCGGCAGGGTGGATTGATTGAGCGACTTCATAAGCCCGCCTCGACTAATTCGCTTTCCGTCCATCCCTCGAAATAGATGACTGTGCCACAGATGTTCGGGTCAACGGCTGGGGCATTAAGGTTGATGACGGGAACGCCTCTCTCCTTGCATCTAGCCATAAAGGCGTTATTTGCCGCTACGCTCGGGTTCTCCGCGTCGGGGTACTGACGGCGCACATTTGCGAGGTATAGGTCCGTCGCCTTCTGGTTTCTCGGGAGACCGCTTATGCGTCCTTCGTCGTTGACGATCATGAGCGTGTAGACGTTGCTGTCGGTGATGTCCTGGCGCAGCACGCGGACTATTTCAATCCAGCCACCCACGGTTTCTTTCTGCTGCCCGTAGGTCGGCAGTGCGCCGTCGAACACCATCTCGGTGCCGTCAGGCGCGATGATTAAGGTTCTCTTTTCCATCAACCTCTCCAAGTTATTTCAGCTTGAGCCATCATCGAGCGAAGGCTGCGACCGATATCGAAAATATCTACGAAGAGCCCGATTATGACGATCCCTATTGCCGCGATTGGGACCATGAAGAGAAGGCTAATTCGAACGAAAAATAGGTTCATGGCTTTTCCACCGTCAGAAGCATTCCCGCGCGAATGGCGTAATTGATTAAGGCGTCCATGACCGACGGCTCAATCGCGATCACCTTGTTTTCGTGGTGGTTCGAGGCCAACCATATTTGCACGCCATCGAATGATGCGTAGACGCCGTCGCCTAGATGTTCGTCTTCCATTGTCTGTCTCCCTTCAGGTGAAGTAATGAACGCTAATGGAGTAAAGAACGCCAGTTCCGGCCAAGGCGAGTAGGAGGCACTTTAGGAGTTCTATCTGTCCTCTCACTTCGTCATGCCATTTCCCGTTCGACGACATAGGCGAGACAGCCGCACGCCGGGCACTCTCCGGCAGGTACGCCAGTGTCTCCCGGCTGAACGCGCTCGTGATACCGGACGATGGTTTTCAGTTCGTCCTCTGCCGTGATCTTGTCGCAGTTGTAGCACTTGCACGGGCGGGCTGTTTCAGTTGGCTTTTGCATCGGACGCCTCCATGCTTTCGATAGAATAAATCATCGCTTGACGGGCAAATTCACCTATCGACAGGTTGCTCTTTTTTGCTAACCGTTTCACCTTGGTATGGGTTTCGGTATCGACTCTAATCCCGATCATGTGTTCTCTAACTTTTGGCGGATGTGCTGGTTTGAACGTCATTTTGAATTCCCTTCAAATTGGTTAGACAGACGTATTGCGTTCCTTCACTCCTCGGCACTCCTTTTCCCCTCAACCCACTGGGCGTATCCGAGTCTTGTATCTCCGTTTTGCACTTCGCACTGCCAATCTTCTGGCGGGTACCTTGGATCGTTCGCCCAGTGGCTATGGCCGCTCTGGATCGCAACGAGCAGGTTCCAATCGGTTTTGGGCATCACGAAGCCTCCCGCGCGAGCCATGTCCGCAGTTCGTAGTCCGTGGTTTCGTCGCCCCTGGTCTGCTCGACTGGCGTCAGCGGCTTTGTCTTGTGAGATGGTTCGCCATCCCGGCTGCAAACGAGGAATTCAAACGGTGTCGGCTCTGCCGGTTCCAAGCCCCATCGCGTGCCGAGTTGGTGGCAATAGAGGTGCCGACCACAGGTATAGTAAACGCGGCAATTCCCGTTGTCGGTGCTGTGATATTTGAAGGCCATCAGATGGTCTCCCATTCGCCGTTTTTGCTCTTGTACTGGATGTCCGTGCAACCAGCGTTGGGCGTACCGAAATCGTCGAGCGGCTCGAAGGAAGCCTCGAAGTCCTCGCCGCCGATGATGCGCCCCTCGTAGTAGAGGTTGTCGTCGTCATCGAGCATTCGGAACGGCTTGCCAAACTTCTCCGGCTTGCGAAGTGTTGCCTGGATGTTGCGCGCGATATCTGACGGGCCGACGACACCGGCCTCGTTCCCCCCAAACTCCTCGGCATTACCAATGTGATCTTTATCGATGATCCAACCGTATGCGGCGATCATGTCACGCCCCCGTTTGATCTTGAAGTCCTCGACAAGCCCGCAGTACCCGCACTCACACGAGGCTGGGGATTTGCTATCCCATTCGGTGTCGCCATTTCGCGAAGCGTCCGCGTCTGACCCATCGGGCCGGAGTCGAACGTCAACGGTTGCCGAGACGTCGATCCCGTCATCTTCCTTGCACTCAGGGCACTCCATCTCGTGCAGTTCGCGAACCGTGCTCATAGCGATATTTCCTTCGCTTCGTATGTAAACAGCGTCGTCCCGCCCCGGTGATCGCTGGTCATCTTCTTTGCGAGAACGATCGCGGGAATCTCCGTGTGGAAGCGGCAGACTATCCCGTCCTTCTTGAGCCATGATTGGCGGAACCCGGTGACTCCGCCCTGGACGGTACAGAAAACGCCCCAGTTCTCGGTTACGATTGGCGCTCCGGCCTTCTGTGTGTCGCTCATGCCGTCACCTTGTCTTCGAGATTGTAGTAGAGACGCTTGGTCCGTTTATCGAAGCCATTCGGCTTGCGCTTCTCCATGCAACGGATTGAGGCGCTGACGCCCTGCTCCTGAAGTTTGCCCAGCCGCTCCACGTCAGCCATTAGCGCGTCCAGGGTCTCGTGAAAAATGTCGTACCGGGGCAGGTCCTCGCCCATCATCGTGAATGAACTAACGATGAACGCCCCGTCGCGCTTGGCGGGGATGAACGTCACTCTGAAATGTTTGGATGATGGCATGGTCGTCTCCATTTGAGTTGATGCTTGCACCCCAAAGCCCCGCACGGTCGAGCCGTGCGAGGCGGTGGCGCCGGAATGGGTGCCGGTGGTCACATCAGCATGATGCAGAGCTGCTCCGCTCCGTAGACTTGAGGCTTGCGGCAGTTGTCGCACTGGTCCTTGCGTGCGTCGGCTTCGATGCCTGCCTGCTCGTAGCCACACGCTCTGCAAAACCCAGTAAAATCGTCGCGCTGGGCAGCTTCCATCACTTCGTCTAGGTCGAGTGTCATAATCGTATCCTTCAGGTGTGGGTGTAGCCGTCGATCTCGATGCCCATCATGATCGATCCAACGGGCACGATGAGGCAGTCGTCGCACGGCAGGCAACGGACGGTGCGCCGGAACGCGAGGTAGGTCCGGTAGCGCGCGGTGCGGTAGGCGATGACGGCCTTATCCAATTCGCACAGGTCGCTTTCCTTGTCCTCTTTGGAATATCCGATGGCGGCTGCGTTTCTTCGGATCAATTCGGAGTAGTAAATGATGTTCGACAAGGCGTCGGCTAAATCCCGGTCGTACACTCGCTTGAGCGCTTCACGCTGGGCTCTGGATGTCTTCATCATAGGACGTACTCCGCGTCGGCTTCGATGTAGAAATGCGTTTCCAAGATCGCGCGGGCAATGGCCTCTCTCTGCTTCTGGCCCTGGCTCGCGACAAGATGCCATTCAACGTCGTGGTCTTTGCCGGGGACAGCATCGACATACATCCGCCAGCCGTCGGGGCCGACACTCAGGACGGCCAAGACGCGGCTCGATAGGGCAGTGTGCCGAAACTTCTTTTTCGGGTCTGCTGCGTGCTCTGCTTGCAGTTCGGTGATTGTCGGTTTCATGTCTAGTCGTCCTTTACGGTTGCGAGGGTGGTGACGAGGTGACGGCAGATGTCATGCCGCCATCTCCCGCTTGTGCGCCGCCAGAAGGTCTTTCCAATCGGCGGGGAATTCGCCACGCTCTGCGCAGGAGTCCAGACACGCGCAGGCTTGGTAGTAAATGCCGGAGGGAAAATGCTCAGGGAATACGACGACCACGCGGGCATAGTCGCAATCCTCCTCATACCAATGCTGCGCTTCTGGAAAGTCCGTGTGTTTCCCAACGTAGGTATCGCGAAACGCCAGCGGCATTTGCGCCACGCGGGAATCGGACAGTTCGATCCCGCCATGGTTCACAGTCGAATGGAAGGTGATACCGTCGACAATGACGTCCCGCGTTTCGGACGCTCCCCAAGGGGTCTGCTGTGTGTTGGTCATGAATGGCTCCTAAAATTCAAATTCGGTGAAGACGACAGTGTCGCCCTTGAGATACATCGAGCGGCTGATGTCGTCCCAATCGTGGCATTCGTACCGCTTCTCGGATCGGTCATATTTGCCGCGCACATAGGTCTTTTTGGAGTCGGCCTTGCGGCGGAGGAATTTGCCTTCTGCAACGGCCTTGATGGTCATGCCCTGGTCAGCCATCACAAGCCCCTTAATTCGAGGGAATAGCGCCCGTCTTCGTGATTGATGTTCCACTTTTCCCCAGGACAGGTGCCGTCGGACCAGTGGTCAACCGTTGAAAGCCGGATGCCTTCGCGGTCGGGGTTCTGTTGGAGGATGACGTCGGCCTGCCGCACTGCGGCCATGGCCGTGAATGCCGTAACGGTATGTCGGCAATACTCCATTTCTCCACGACCGTCGCGGCGGTCGATCATCGCGAAGACTTGATATTCCTTCTGTGTGTTGGTCATCTCGTCTCTCCAAAACGTTTAACTCAGAGAAACATACGACCGTTTCGTAAAGTGTGCAAATAGTTTCGTGTTGCGACACGGCATTAAATGCTACATGTTGTGGTATGACTGAACCTTATCCCTATGCGAGGCAAGTTATCGACATTGTCGGTGGTGCCATTCGAACAGCGGCTATTATCGGGCGTAACCGATTTACCGTTCATAAGTTCACCTATCCCATTGGAAAATCAGGCGGATACGGTGGGATGATACCCATGGCAGACGCTATCAAATTGCTCGAACATGGTGAGGCGACAGGCGATTATTTCCTGACGCCTCAGGACTTTTTCAAGCTCCGCCATGTACCGCAGGAGGATGGATCTTGAAAAACACACGGACATTTCGGTGTCTAGCAGGCGTTTCGCTTGCACTTTGGGCAACTGGGGACGGTGGATAATGCCGTCCCCCTTTTTTGAAGGAGATTGAACAGAATGGCAAAAGTTTTAAAGGCGGATCACGGACGCAACAGCGTTGATATCGAACAGTTAATCCGGACATGTTGCGACGACATGAGTCCGATTATGGCCGCTCGCGAGAACCTCAATAAGGACGCGGCGGACGTCCGCCAGCGGCTCAAGGATGCCGGTGTCCACATCCCCACATTTGATCTCGCGCTGCGCATCCATCGCATGGAGGACAAGGCCGCTCAGTTATCGTACCAAGAGGGCCTATCCATCGCATTCAAGGCGTTGGGTCTGGGTGAGACCGGGCAGATGTTCGCAGCCGATCCAAAGCCAGAACCAGAACCGACAGCCCCGGCTCCTAAACCAGCGGCAGCGGCGAAGAAAAAGCCGGTGGAAGTCGCCCCAGCACCAGAAGCAGCGGCCCCGGAGCCCAAAGAAGAACCGCCAAAAGATCAAGCATTACCCGACACTCTTTATAACCGTTACTGCGATCTCAACATTGAGCATTGCCGGGCGGGTGAGTTGTTGTTGATGCAGGGTGATGACGGCGAGTATCTGACCTACGGCGTTGCGGCCAACATTGCGCTTGATGCGGCCATGATTCCCAAGGATAGGCTGTCTCAAATCCTCGACGACAAAGAGGCGTATGTCCCTCGTATTTCGATCCTTGACGAGGAGCTTGCGACCAAAATCAACATGATAACCGAGGACGGTTACGCGGTGATCTCAATCGATGCAGCGGGGGCAATCGCGCACCATGACGCTACAAACGCCGCGTAGGGTAGGGAGGTCGGGCCTGTTGGCGCTCGACCTCGCCACCAAGACGGGTTGGTGCTATTTCCCGTCGAATGTCATCGTTGGGGAGGTGCATCTCCAACAGATCATCCCGGCAAATTATCAGTCGGGTGTGAAGACAATCGGCAATGCCCATTCCAGCCTTGGCAGCTTCTTCAATGAATACCGGATCTGGTTGCGCGAGCGGCTCATTGTGATGCGGCCTTTCGGCGTGGTCTACGAAGCGCCATTTGTGCGGACAGGTGGCAAGAATAAGGCGGGACGCGGAGGATTCGCGAACGAAGCCGCTATCGCCCGCAAGCTATTCGGCCTCACTGCGGTGACGGAAGAGGTGGTCTACGACATGCAGCTACCGTGGATACGGCAGGTCAAAGTCGAGGCTATCAAAAAGCATTGGGCGCACAACGGCCATGCCACGAAAGAAGACATGGTCGCGGTCGCTGAGAACTACGGTTTTAAACCAAAAGACGACAATGAAGCGGATGCCATCGCACTCGCTCACTACACTTGGACGATTGAAAGAGCCAAAAAAGGCCGGTCCTAAACCCTACCCAAAGGAGAAGACATGTTCACCCCCGATCCCGCGAGACTCGATGCATTGGCCGTAAAACTGACGGCCGATAGCGAAGCCCTGGAAATTGCCTGCAAGCGTGCGAAGAGGCGGGCTGACGTTTACGAGACAGTCGGTGGGGAAATAAAGGAGGTGGCGCCATATGACTAAATTCAGAGACGAGCCGATAGACCTCAATCCAGAAATGGAGCGACTGTTCGACGATCTGGACGAGAAGTTTCGCGGCTCCGATCCTCATACCGGCAGGCTAATACAATACGTGGTGCAGGTGATGTGCGAGCGCGGGATCCTCGCGAAGGGTCCGAACTACAGGAAAGGGAAATATCATGACATTAGGTGACCACAAACCGACGAATTTTGAGATCTACGAACCTGATCGCACGCACGATTTTGAGGCGAGCCCACTTGAATTTAAGGAGTGTGCGGCGTGTGAAGCATTGCCTGGAAGCCCCTCGTGCTTGCAGAACAGGTCTGTGATTGACCGACTTATAACGGAGCTTTCGGGTGCTAAGGACGCCCTCGCGGCCTCTGAGAAGTTTAGGGATGCCTACAAATCGGTTGTCCAAGCGTACTTGAGCGGGGAAATTTAGCACATGCCGCAAGCACCGATCTGGCCGTTCTCGGTCGGCGATTATAGACAGGACACACTGGAACTGGAGCTTGAGGAGCATGGCGCGTACCTGCTTTTGATGATGGCCCAGTGGTCGAGAAATGGTGACCCGCTCCCCGCCAACGAAAGGCTGCTCATGCGGCTTGTCGGCTGTACGGACGTCAAACAATGGAGGCGCGTTTGGGCGACGATAGAGCACTTCTTCGAGACTTCAGACGGACTTCGTCCCGACTTGAAGCCGACTTCGTCCCGACTTGTGTCCCATAAACGGGTAGCACAGGATCACGCTAAGGTCGCAGCAAAGATAGAAGTGAACCGGCAAAATGCGTCCAAAGGCGGAACCGCAAAGGCTTCTAATCGCTCAATGTTGCCTAAGCGGACGCCAGCCAAACGCTACAGCAAAGAAAGTCTGCCCACGCAAGAGCAAACGCTAGATAATAAGAGTAGCGATGGCCTTCCTAACCTTAACACTGAACCAATAAGAAAGAGCGAAAACGTAATCCTGAATTGGGAAGAAGAGAAGAATTTGGAAGAGATGTATCGATGGTTTCTACAGTTCAGAGAGAAGAAATGGCCCAACGATCCAACACCCAGAACACGCACCAGTGACTTCGTATGGGCTGACTGCCAGCACTTCGCTTCAGTGGGAGTATCGCAACAGACGCTCGCCTATGGTCTGGTCCGCGATCTATCCTCGTTGAGTTCTCCCCCGGTCAAACTGAACACGGAGCCCTGGCTGCGAAAGATCCATTTGGAGATATGGGCGTGGACCGAACGAAAGCGGTGGCAAGCAAAGGACGATGGTTCCGTCGATCCCTGGCCGAACGATCACGATCACAATCCGCCGAGCGATGAGATCCTCGCCACTTGGTTCGTGCCGGGACATCTTCGCAGAGCAACAGACGACGCCCCGGTGATGCCGGAGCCCAACGTACCGAAAAGGAGAAGGTGATGGTTAGAAGAATAGTCGAGGCGATCCTCACCCCGTTTGTCGTGCTGGCAATCTGGTTGATGAACGAACCGCTCCACGCCGAGGTGAAGTGATGGGAACGATGTGCGGAGCGCCGCCCGGCGAATCGTCGATGACGGTTGATGACCAAGACTGGGAGAACGTCCAGACCAGCACCTCGAACGCATGGGGCGCAACTCCACCCTCCGCCGCGCCCTGGTGATCGATGAGTGCGCCGCCGCCGTGCGCTCGTTGAAGGCCAAGGAAGATCCCGACGCTTGGGGACCAAGAGACAAGGCCCTCGATGACGCCGCCCGCCACTTGGAGAGCCTCAAATGACCCAAACCAGCCAATATCAGCCAAATCCCGACGATATCGCCGCACAGGGAGAGGCGCTGATGCGTGTGGTGGTGTGTCCCGGTACGAATGTGACCAAACCCCTACAGCCCACTCAGAGCCGCTTGCAGAGCGTTGCTGTTTCCATGTTGGACACAACCGCGCACTGGATGGGGATCTTTCGCACCCTCGAACGTGGGAGATACTGGCGATGAACTGCGCCCGCCCAGGCTGCGACCTGCCAATCCCGCCGATGAAGAAGTCCGACACGATCTTCTGCTCACTCAGATGCCAGACGATCCAGAACCAAGCCGACGCCCAGGCTCGCAAGCGCCACGATGAGATTATGGTGACCGGGTTCAACACACCAAAAGGAGACGACCATGAAGAAATGTGAAGACTGCAAGTGGTCTAGGCCCGTCAATCACAACGACGGCTTTGTCGAGTGCCACCTCAATGCACCTACGCCCCATACTCCAACCGTCTTGTCAGATATTACCGACACGCCGTACGGTTATCCCGTCGTCCGATGGCCCGTCCTTCGCGGCTCCGACTTCTGCGCCGAGTTCTATCCTGAGAAAGCAGGCAACCATGAATAACAGCCGAGCCGAGATCCTCGCCGAGCTTGCCGATGCCTCAACCACCGCCGATGCCGAGCGAGTGCTCGCCGCATTCCGTTGGTCCCTGGTGCCCGACGATCCCGATGTCGTGCAGGTCAACGCCGCCATCGCATCCGCGTGCTGGGATATCGGAGACGGTGAAGAGGGAATAGACGAGAACGGCGATCGCTTCATCTCGCCCGGCGTGGTCCGCTTCGTCATCGCGCCGATGTACCGCGCGCTCGTGGCTGCTGCGAAGGGCATAGGACGATAATGGGGCCCCATATTGAAGGAACACACGAACCGGGCGGGCCGCGATCCTCAGTCTCGGAACCTTCTTTACATAGAGACGCGTCAGTGCACGAGGCTTGTAATTTTTCTCCAAAGTTTATGTCGGTGTCCCGCTTTCTCCCGCTCTGTGAGGCGCAGCTTTGCAGGGGTTCCCGCTTTCTTCCCGCAGCTTCCCGCAGCTCCGCACTTCCCACTTACTGCGGGACTGGATGCCCCCCCTTGTCTTCCCTAAAAAAAATCGCGAACATTCCTGCCGGGATTGAGGAGGGTGATTGAGATGAAGCTTAAAAATGGAGTATCGGCCCGGGGTATCCGTCCGGAACTGGTGATGGCCCTTGGTATTGCGGACGGGGTTTACCGGGATAATGGGGCAAGTATGACGGTGACGTCGCTTGTGGACAGCACGCATTCGCGGACGAGCCTTCACTATTCGGGGTGCGCGGCCGACTTCCGGACGAATGATATCAGCAATGCCCAGGCGAAGAAGATTGTTCACGAGTTGCGGGGCGCGCTTGGTACTTCCGACTTTGATGTGATTTTGGAAAGCGACCATATCCATTTGGAGTACCAGCCGAAGGGAGAGAATTGATGGTTGAGAAGAACAGGTGTGAGGCGTGCGAGCATTTTTTAGATGTTGGCGAGGGTAGTCAGGGGCGGTGTCATAGGTTTCCGCCGCAAGTCATATCCCAAGGAGGTTTTCCTTTGTCGTGCTGGCCGAAGGTTCAGGTTGACGGATACTGCTGGGAATGGAGGAAGATTGATGGTTGAGCGAGGGAATTGCGGTATTCACGGGGAATTCGATAGTCCGGCTGGTTGTCCGTTGTGTCAGTCCGCTGCGGAGTTCCATCAGGCGGGAACGAGTGTGGAGTCGGTTTGCTGGCGGCACGGCCGTTACGATGGGGTCGGGGATTGCCCGAAGTGTTCTCAGCGAACAGTGTCAAGGATCGTTCCGCCACCGGCCGGGTGCATCTGTCCACCGACGAGCGAGCAGACGTGCCAAAATCCGACATGTCCGCGCCGGGATCCGATGGGCGGGGAGCGTCGTAGTGGACTGGGCGGAATTGGTGTATGAAGGATTTTCTGAGCTTGCGGCGACAAATACGGGATGCCGCGCTGCCGTCTTGTGATTCCGGATCAACTCCGGCGGGCCAAGTTCGAATCTTGGGGGCTCAGACAATTGACCAAAGCAGATGAACTCGAAGCGCTTGCCCGCTCGCTGATCGCGGAAGGCAGGACGCTCTTGCTCGCGGCTCGGATTATGCGGGCCTCGGAAACAGCGATACCGCATACCCGGTGAAATCTGCTAGGGTTGTGTACCTAAACTTTTTGGAGAGAGTTTTATGACAATCATCATGCAGGCAGGCAATGCCCATCCGGCCTGAAAACCGGGCCCGATACCCCGCCGACTGGAAAGAGATTTCGGATCGGATCCGGTTCGAGCGTGCTGACGGCCGCTGTGAATGCACCGGCCAGTGTGGGCTTGAACACAGCAGCCGGTGCCGGGCGGTTCATGGCCGGGAACACCCGCGCACGGGATCGATCGTTGTTCTGACGACGATGCATCTCGACCATACCCCGGAGAATTGTGACGACGAAAATTTGATGGCCGGTTGCCAGCAGTGCCACAATTTGTATGACGCCCCTATGCGACGTGCGGGCCGTGCAGCCCGACGGCCGCTCCCATTATTCGATGAGGTGAAAGATGGTTCGTAGAAAACAGCGCGTTTGCGAAAGCCCGGAGTGCAACAACATGCTGCCGATCAACGCCCGGGCAGAAGCTCGGTTCTGCGGGTACTCGTGTTCGGCCAAGTTCCGGAACCTGACCCGTCCGACGCCTGCTATGGAAACGAAGCTTGAACCGATAGATCGTCCGATGGCGAAGGCTATGGCGGAATCAGAGTTCAACTATGCTGGACGGCGGGTGCTGTCATGAGCGTGGTTGTGACCTTGACCATGGCGGAACTATTCCAGGCCGCGATGGCAGGATGCGTTCGTCGGATCACGTCCATAAAAAAAGGTCTCAACGCGAACGTCCATGCCTCGACCTCGGACTGGGCGACCGATATCAACGGGGCTGGTGCTGAGATGGCTTACGCGAAACACATGGGGCTATTCTGGGATGCAGGCGTAAATACGTTCAAGGCCCCGGACGTCGGTGTTGTGCAGATTAGATCGACCGTCCACAAGAATGGAAATTTGCTGTTCCGTCCCAACGACTCGATTTCCGAGCAGTTCATTTTAATCATCACGGACGCGCCTCGATACACGATAGTTGGGTGGACGCTAGGCGAAGACGCGAAGGTCGACGAGTTTTACAGGGCCGGTGAGCGAGGCATGTCGGGTGCATGGTGGGTGCCGCAAAACAGGCTTATCCCATTTGTTGAGATTGGGGCATGAGAAGCCCCCTGATCCACGAGATCGAACTTGCGCAAGTCGAGGCTCGTAAGCTTGCCATTGCCGAGGGCAGGGATCCCCGCGCGGCCGCTGTCATTGCTGGCGAGATGGTCGTGATAAACGATTTGGAAAAGAAGGGCCTCGCCGACAAGGACGGGCTGAATCACATCATGAGAGGAAGTATCGATGATTGACGGACTTGATCCGAAGTGGTGCCGCGAGACCACGACCGAGATACTCAAACAGAATGCGGAGATCCTGAAATACTTTGCCCCGCCGATGATGATTACCGGCGACCAGGATCTCTCGAAGATGCTGGTTGGTAAGATTGGATCAATACGTTTGGATGAGAAGGATGCCCCCAGTTGACTAAACGTGTTTTGATGATATGCGGCAATCCTTCGATGAATCCTCATCTTGAAAAGATGAACATTCACAACGACATACGGGTTGTCGAGGTAGGCGATAACATTGATGGGTCACGCTACGACGAGGTGAGAATCAACACCCTAACGTTCAAGAATTCCGACGAAATTCGCCTGTTCTACGATTGGTTCGCGCACCAAGTCGCTACCACGCTTCGACCGAACCGGGGGGAAGGATGACCGATCGCTGCACCGGCTGCGGGAAACCTGACCGCGTCATCGTTGAATGCGTGAACCCCAAGGGCTGGTTCTGCGCTTCGTGCCTGGATGCGCGAGGCGTGGTTTTTGCGACCCAGGCCCCGAATGATCCCAATATCTATCCAAAACCCATCGATCACCCCGTTCTCCGGAAGCCGTGGTCGGTACCGACGATCGTTTCGGGCATACCTTTTGTCATGACAATACATTTTGAGCATGGTACGGAACTTGTCGAAGGTTCGTTGCCGTTCGAGCGGCTAACGTTTGTGAAGCCAAAGATCGTCGGTCGCCATCGAAAACACCCGAACATCGACGGCAAGATGGAGGATTAATTGCTCACATTTAAAGAACGGTTTTATTCCAAAATCATAGTAGATCCCGTTTCAGGGTGTCATATGTGGACAGGTTACGTGAGTCGGAAGGGCTACGGGTCACTCAGAAAAGACGGAAAAAAGGTTCGCGTCCATCGGGAAATGTGGATCGAGATGAACGGTCCCATTCCCGAAGGTATGTGCGTTTGCCATTCGTGCGATGTGCGAGCGTGCGTCAACATCGATCATTTATGGCTAGGAACCAACGCTGAGAACACCGCTGACCGAGACCGTAAGGGACGGCAGTGGAACCAGAAGAAAACTCACTGCCTGGAAGGCCATCCCTACAATTCCGAGAACACCTACATCGATAAAAGCCGGAGGCGTCATTGCCGTACATGTGACAGGGCCAGTAGCAGGGCTTACTACCAGAGGATAAAGGGGACGGCAGCATGAAGGATGAAAGCAGCTTCGAGAAACTGGACGTCCTGTCGCGGCGGCAGTTCATTGGTAATCTCTTGGCCTTCGGCACGGCCGTCGGGCTCATTACGCTTTCAGAGGATGATGAGTTCCTTTGGAAGGAAGTCTCGGAAGGGTTCTATGTCGGAGCGCCGTACGACAGTGGTTGGTTTTTATATGAGTCCTACGGTCAGTCGCGCCTACAGTTTGTGCGATCGGAGGACATGTACCGTGAATTATTTAGGCACGATCCGCCGCCCCCTGACATCGAGATCGTCGCAAAAGAATTCAACCACATAAGCGAGATCGAGATGCCGTTC